CAAACCCCGCGCCTGCAGCACCGGTGACCGCTTTCACCGCATTTTGGGTATTGCCCAGGGACAACGTCAGCAGTTGCAGATCATTGACCGTCATAATGGCCTGATTGCCGCTTTTGAACAGCGCCGCATTAAATCCCTGGGTCTCAGCCGCTGCAGATCGAAAGTGGGTGTATAACGCCGTCACCCCGGCCACTGCTGCCATGATCCCCAACCCGACCGGGCCGCCCAGCAACGCCAACGCGCTTTTCATCAAGTGCGTGCTGACCGCAGCCGCGCGTGCCGTAAAGGACACCTCCTTGTTGGCCACGCTGATTTGGTTCAGGGAGGAAATGAGGTGGGTTTTACCCTGGGCTTCGGCAATATCTGCCGCCAGCACCGCTTTTGATGCCTGCGCCATCTTGCCTTTGGCGCTCACTTCGGCGAGCTGGGCCTCACGTACCTGGCGATGAATGTCGGCGTATTCCTTCTGGTAGCTGACCGACAGACCATAAAGCTGGTTTTCCTGCGTTTTCGCCGCATAAAATCGCGCCATTTCCTGCGCCTGTTCCCGGGAAGCGCGCGCCTGCTCACGGGTACGCCGGGCGGCGTCGAACTGCGCCTGAGCCTGCTGGCGGGCAGATTGCGCCTGTTCAATCTGGCCATGCGCCGCCTTGTTAAACTCAAGTGCAGCAGCCTTCGCCGCTTCACGCTGGGCCTCCCAGCCGCTGGTTAGCCCCTTAAATCCAGCGAAGGTGCGATCCAGCGTCGGGATCAATGCATTCGCCAGCGTACTGACTGCAATATTATTGCCGCCAGCCAGCCCACTGATTACGGTGCGCAGCTGTTCAAATCCTCCTTTGCTGGCATTCAGCGCCCCGCCCAGGTGATTTAGGTGACTGCCCGTGCGCTTGGCCTGGTCTCCGATCCGGGTGAGCGCGTCGGTGGTTTTCTGACTCTCCTGCTGCGCTTTCCCCGCAAAGCCTGTGGACGCACCTTCTGCCGTCCTGAATGCATCGACAACCTGGGATTTAAAACTGGCGGAGTTCAGGTGCAGCGCTACCGCCAGAGTAGCTACATCGGCCATTATTTAAGCGCTCGCATAACAGCAGCACACTGCGCATCAACATCAGAAGAGGCAGGCGCTGACAGGGGATCATCAGGGGATGAAGCATCAGACTCGGACGACGCTTTATCCACCAGCGAATAGAACGCCTCCCAATGTCGGATGAGGGAGGCCGGGAGGGCGGCAATTTTTCTGACGTCCGGCTCACCGAAGCGATCGGCCAATTGATAGATCAGCCAGAGCCACGGTGAGTGGGTCAGTTTTTTTCCGCGTCCTCCAACGTCCCGTAGCTGTGACGCTGAACAGCGCGGATCGCTTCAAACAACGCGGCGTTGTCATGGGCTGACAGCAGGTCTTCAGCAGTTGGCAGGGATGCTGCGGGCAGCGCCTTGCCGTGCTCATCGACGAGCGCGGAGATGATCAACGTTGCGCCCAGCAGGGAGGCAGCGTTTTGGTCGTTCTCGTCGCGGGCCTTTCCCAGCCCGTCGTCGTAGTCCATCAGCTCTCGTACAGACAGGCGACGAATGTGTACCGCAACACCAAACAGCGTATGTGCAACCGCCGTATTGGCCGGTTGAAGTAGCGCGGTCTTCAAACTTTGTGACATGATGTTCCCTTATGTGTGGGTGACTGTGACGGTAATGTCCGTTTCCGCTGGACGTTTATCCTGCTCAGGATGTCTGCTTGACCGCGCCCCAGGTATTGTTGTTCTGTTTACCCTGCACGGTTATCTGAATGACTTCATTCGCTGGCGAGGTGATTTCGTTCATTTTCCAGCCTGACAAGGACAGGATGGCCGTTGATGTACGGCCATTCGGCAGCTCGACATAAAACTGCACGGTCTCCCGGTTGTCCGCTGCGGTCAGGAAAGCCGCAAAACTGGCATTGGATGGGTCGTCTATAAACCCGATAGACTTCTCCGCCCCCTCTGGCAGATCAGAGATAAATTGCTTGGTTTTGTCGATCAGGGTGGTGCAGTCCACAAAACTGCCGGTTTGCCCCATTTCTCCCACCGCCTTACAGTTAACCAGCGGTTTCATGGCAGCAGCCTCTGCGCCAACTGCCCCCCATTTCACCACCGTACCCGCAGGCAGCATGGCGTACTCTGGTGACGTCTTATCTGGCGATGTTTTATCAGCCATAAATCCTCTCTCTCATGATGGTGGCAGCGGGCGCTACCGATTTTCAATACCGTAGCGGATCTCTGCCGCCAGGATGCGTAATACGCGGGTTTTGTTGTAATCCAGTGCCGGGCGGATAAATGGCGCAGCCACCTGTTTCACCGTGCCGAATTCCTGCGCCAGCGCCTTCATATGATGCTTCTTGCTTGGGCCAACCTTGAACGTCATCACGGTCAAATAGCGGGGATCGTTCATACGGCTCGTACTGCGGATTTTTATCTCGTCCCGCATGTGCGGCCCCGCGCTGCGCTCATCAAACCCGGCATGTTGCGTCATGTCTTCCAGCACAGGCTCCAACGCCGCACGCCCGGCATCACGCAATACTTTGACCGCCTCATCCCCCATCGCTTTTAGCTGGCGCTCCAGAGAATCAAGGCCCGTCATGTTTATGCTGATCATGTGGCGTCCTCCGGGTAACAGATGACGTAATCGCGCACCAGCCGATACTGAACGCTGTTGTTGGTCAGGGTCGTTGCCCCCTGTTGCATCGTGCCGCGTGCCACCGTCTGCACGGGCCAGCGTCCAATATGTCCATGCTGAATGCTTTCCCAGGCGGTGCAGATCGCCTTATCCCGTTCGATCAGGCGAGCGTAATCGTCGATCACGTACAGTGAAACCTGATAACGCCCCTGCACCAGCGATGTGCTGGCCAGACCGGTATCAAATTTCGGGTCGCTAATCTTCTGGTAGGTCACGCCCTCCTGTTCAGGGTCAGGCAGCAGCAGCGGATAGGTTGGCAGGCCGGTTAACGCCTCCAGTGACGCTTTAATTTCATACTCGATCATGCCGAATATCAGCCTCCGCCGTAATTAGCAACCTGTCTGGCTGTGAACGGTCAGGCGCACGAACGGTATAGGTTCGCTGCTGAAAAACCACCTGCCAATCAACGGTAACTCCATCCCGTGGCCGCAGCGTGAACAGCATGGTTTCCACCACCTGCCCCTGTTCTCCCGTGCGAATTTTTCGGTTGGATATCGGCTCCGCATCCGCCCAGACCTCAGCGACAAACTCGTAGGACTTTACCGAGCCACCGGTGCGATCATCCCGGACAACGATCGGGCGCAGCAACCTGATGCGATTATTTAGTTTTCCTGCCCTCATGTTCCCGGCCTCTTTCGTTTTCCCTTCAACAAGTCGTAGAACCCCAGCGGCGCCTGATACAGTTTTTCTTCAGAGGTTGTTTCGCGATTTTCATACCAGTGACCAACCGCCAGCATGATCGCCAGCTTGACCTTGCCGGCAATTACAACGCCCTCATCAACGTCTTCCGGCACGCGTTCGTCAAACAGCGGCAGATTTAAGCATTCCTGCGCAAGATCCTTCGCCGCATCGGCATAAATGGTCAGCAGTCCATCTTCTGTATCGCTGTCAATTCGGCATTGAAGGCGCAGATCATCAAGTGATGGCGTCATATTGACCTCACAAAAAAGGCGGCCGAAGCCGCCTGATATCGCTTATTTACCTGCCGGTGCCGCACCCATCTTGAGCAGTTTCACCGAGTTGCTGTCTACCATCATCGACCCGACACGCTTGGTGGTGTAGAAGCCAACAAATGGCTTTTTGGTGTACGGGTCACGCAGCATGCGCACGCCGATACGATCCAGAATGGTGAAGCAACGTTTGAAGTTGCCAAAACCGATTGGCGTGCCGCCGCCGGCGATATCCGGGAACTGCTCATTCTCGGCAATGCCGTAGCTCAGCAGCGAAGACGGCTGGCCGAGCTGCAGGCCTGGCTGCCACAGATAATTGCCCTGGTTGTCTTTCAGCGTGCGGGCGGTGAACAGCGTGCTGTTGTTCATCATCCAGCGAGCGCCCGAGCGGTAAGGCTTACGCAAGGTATAAATCAACTTCACGATTTCATCGGCAGTGATCGCGGCTGGCTTGCCGGCCAGCAGGTGCTGCAGCTTGCCCCAATCGCGCTCCTTGTCGTCCTTGATGTCACTGCCATAAGCCAGCAGCCCTTTCGGCTTTTTATCGCCGTCGCCGTTGGTGAAGGCGATTTCTTCCTGCTCGGCAAATTCCTGAGTCAGCTCAGAGACAATGAAGTTTTCCACATCGAAAAACGCATCATCCAGCATTGTCTGCGTGGCCATTGGGTTACCGTAGATTTCACCCCATACCGGCTCAATGACCGCCAGCTTGGAGGTCTGGGTTTCCGGGCGCTCGTCGGTTTCACCCACCCAGCCGCTGTTAGTGCCGCCCTGGTTCACCAGTTTTTTATAGTTCGGCGTACCCATAGTGATAACGGTACACTCGGCACGCATGACCACCTCATCTTTCAGCGCGCTGATAATGTTGCGGTCCAGCTCCTCCGGCACCGCGTAGCCACCATCCGGATCAGTGGTCGTCTGCATGGCTTTTTGTTCAAGCTCCGCCAGCCCATCATCCTTGCCTTTGCGGACGAACTGAAGCCAGCCGGCCTTGTGTTCCGTCGCGGCTTTGGAGTCTTTGCCACCGCCGGGACGTTTGACGGCCGCCAGCTCTTCTTCCAGCTGAGATTTCAGATTATCCAGTTCGGACAACTTCCCGTTCAGGGTTTCCACGGTTTCAGACAGCTTGCCCTTTTCCGCTTCGATCGCGTCCAGGCGCTTATCGTTCTTTTTGGTGAACTCTTCAAAGTTACCTTTCAGTTCCTGCGCGACCAGTTCAACGTCTTTAATATCAACGGCCATAGTATTTCTCCAGATTCAGAATGTTATTGATTTCAAAATGGTTAAAGCAGCACCAGCATCACGCTGGGACAAGGCGCCGTATCCCTCGGCCATAAACGCTTTGGCCTGAGAACGAGAAAGCCCAACATCGCGCAGGACTCTTTCAATACTTTTCGGGGAGGGGGTTTCACCCCGAGCAAACGCGGATTTCACATCGCTGATGCGGGCTTCGTCGTTTGCCGGGAACGTCACCAGGCTCACTTCCCAGAGGTCCAGCTCCTTGAGCATCCAGGCCTCTTTCGCCCTGTCGTATTCCCAATCCTTCAGCATGTAACCAATAGAAAGGCCGGTTATAGAACCGGCCTTCATGTGTGCGTGGGCGCGTTTGGCGAGGGGGTCGTCGTCAATGAGCAGCTGTCCTTTGAGGTATAAGCCGACATCATCCTCCTGCATCTCGGCATAGACGCCGATCGGCTCGTCCATTTTGTGCTGCCACAGCATGGCCGGCCATGCCCCTTTCTCTTTCCAGCGTGCCAGCGAATTGCTGAACGCGCCGGGAACAACAATATCGTCATAGCTGTCCTTCACACCGAAAACCGAGCCGTAGCCTTCGAACTCGCCGGACTCGCTGACAGACTTAATTTTTAATGGAATATCTAGCCGCTGCTTAGTCATCGGCATTGTCGCTTTCCTCAGTTGGCTTTTTCTTGTCACCGGCCGGCGGCTTGGTGGTCATGTTCATCGGTGTCAGATAAATGTCGCCGCCCTCCCTTGGGTTCAGTTCCTCCAGGTCACGACACTCATTGGGCGAGTAAATACCCCAGTTGATCCCTGTGGCGTATGCCTCAAACCGCGATGTCATATCCCCGCGCAGTAATGCGCCGGCGTTGAATTTGGCGTAAAAACGCCCCTGCGAGGCTGGTTTTACCAAGCCAACGTTAATTCGCTGTTCAATGCGCGTGAGATACGGGACCAGGGAGTAGTTGATAAACCCGATCCCCAGGTTCTCAATATTGTTAAAGGTCGCCCGGTCAGTGTTTTGCACCATGTGAAGCGGCACGCGGTAAATGCGGCAAATCTCTTCCAGCTGGAATTTTCGCGTTTCGAGAAACTGCGCGTCTTCCGCGCTGAGGCTGATTTGGTTCCATTTCAATCCCATCTCAAGGATCATGGGGCGGTGAGCGTTGGCCAGCCCCTGGTGGCGAGCCTCAAAATCATTTTTCAGTCGATTGAACGCATCATCGGTCAATGTCTGGTCAGTCTGCAGAACACCGCTTGTGACCGCTCCGTTGCCGAACAGGCGGGAGCCATGCTCCTCGGTCGCCATCCCCAGGCCGATCGCCTGCCGGGCATAGGCGATGGGACTCAATCCGTTCAAGCTATCCAGCGTAAAGATGCGCACATGCCAGATTTCATCTTGGGTCAGCGTGTCGCTGGTACCGTCAGGAAAGGTGACCTGATAAACCGGGTTCCAGTCTGAACCCAGCCGGGGGACAACGCTGCCGGGATCAAGCGGCAATAACTCGACTACTTCCCCCAGCGCCTTGACCTTATAGGCATAAAAGTTACCCCGCAGGCACAGGCACCCTACCAACAGCTCCCAGAATTCCTGTGGCGTCATGTAGCTGTTGGGTTTAACCGATAGCAGTTTATGCAACCGCTCTTTCACCGCGCGCCGATTTCCCCGATCGAGCTGTTCAAAGAGGCCACATGGCAGCATGCCCACTGATTCCGCCAACACGCGAACGCAGCTGAAAACGGAGGTCAGCTGCATTGACAGCTGCGGGCTGATCCGCCGGCCGGTGTAAGTGTCGTAGGACAGGCCGACCATTTCCGCTATGTCTTGCGAAGTAACCGGCTTACCCCCCGACTTTTGAAACAATCCGGGAAAAAACATCAGCCCTCCTTATCCAGCATTGCCGGATTGCGCCCTAACATGCTGGACACAAGCCAGGACCAAAGGAGGCACAGCAGCCCGGCGATCATGAAGCCTGCTGGCGGATAGATGAGCCAAACGCCGTATGTGAGTAACACGGCACCGGCCACACCCACCAGCACCGACAGCACGCTGATAAAATGCAAAACCCGCATGGGGCGACCTCCATTAAAGTGAGCGCAAACCGTGAGTTTCGATATGCGTTGAAAGGCTTTCTTCGGCATCACCACCGTTAACTAGCAGCCGGCTCATCGCAATAAACATGGCGACAGGTCCGTCAATTTTGTTTTCCGGTGTGGATTTGTTGGGGAAAATGTTTTCGTTCTTATCCGGCTTGACAGTGACGTTGGACATCATCCAGGTCATCACCGGGTTACCGTCGTGGTGCAGGCGGCCGGCATAGATTTTCGCCTCGGCCTCTTTCATTGCTTCGGACAGGTTCTTCACCGTCTGGGCAACCTCAACAACCGGTGCCCCTTCCGCCGCGACCGCCAGGCCGAACTGCGTTGCACTCCACGGGTCATACGCCAGCTCGTTCATCGAGTCGCCACTCGCCCAGGCCAGCGTTTCTTCCTTGATTAACGCATGATCGACAACATCACCGTCGGTGAACTCCAGATAACCGGCTTCGTTCCATTTTTTGTACAACTCCGCCTGTTGTCTTGAGCACGCCTCCAGCCGGCCTTCCGGTATCCAGAAACGTGATTTGACATAAATATCGCCATTCGACGCCAGCCAGACTTTAACCGCAGCGGATATGTCTATCTTGTTGGCAAGGTCAACACCAAGCCACATTGGCCAACTCGCCGAATCCGCGCTATCCCAGGGATCGCGGCATTTTTCCCAGCGCGCCATATCCATCCACGCCTGCTCGCCCTGTACCCAGATATTGAGGTGCTTGGTGAAAAAGTTAACGCGGGCGGCGACCTGTTCTTTCGCCTTCTTCGCCAGGCGGCGCATATCGTCCCAGCGTTTACAAATCCCCAGGCCGGGGTTTGCTTTCGGCCAGTTGGCCTCATCAAAGGGATCGTCATCCGGGTCCAGCGTATAAATCAGGGCGAAGTAACTGTCATCCTTGATAGAGAGCGGGTCTGGATTATCGAAATTCCGCAATACCTTGATTGCGTAATCCCGCTGCTCGTAGCAGATGCCCTCCTTGTTAAAGCCGGCGGTGGTGATAGCGAAGATCAGCGATTGCAGGCGGGCGCCCGTCGCCGTCTCCAGCACGTCCCACACGTCACGGGTTTTATGGGCGTGAAGTTCATCAACGATCCCGCAATGGATATTCAGGCCGTCAAGGTTGTTGGCATCACTGGCCACCGGCTCGAATTTAGAGCCGGTCCGTTCCTGGTGAATGTTCAGCTTGTTGCTGCCGAACAACCGCCCCAGCGTTTTGGCGGCCAGTTTGACCATCCGCTTGGCGTCATCAAACACAATACGAGCCTGATCGCGGGTTGTTGCCGCTGAATATACCTCGGCACCGCCTTCACCGTCGGCGCCAGTCATGTAGAGACCGATGCCAGAGGACAGCGTTGACTTGGCATTCTTACGCGCCACCTCGTCATACGCGGTACGGAAGCGACGCACATAAACCGGCTCACCGTCATCACCCAAAACGACATCGGAAGTCATCTCGTCAATGAGCGGAATAACGAATCCGAACAGGTTTATCAGAATGAAAATGTGCCAATCCATCAATTCAATCGGCTTACCTGCCAAATGCCCCTTCACATGAGGGACAAAATTATAGAAATCGAGAATGTGCTGCGCGCAGTCTTCATCGAAATAAACACCGCGCTCAGGGCCGTGCTCTATATCATGAAGAAACCGCCGGCACGCCAGGCGCACCAGTTCGCCAGCAATAATCTCGCCGGATACCACGCACTCGGCGTAGCGGAATCCATCTGCAACGGTTGCCATTCATCATTTGCGCTTTTTAAGGAATTCTTCCAGTGGGTCAACCTCAGCCGGGCCATTGGCGCCAACCTTGGAACGGCTTGCGGGTGTCATACCAAACTCTGACAGCATGGCACGAATTCGCTTCCAGACATCGGCCTTCATCACGGCGGCCGGGTGAGCCTTAATCATTACGTCGCCCGTCTGCGTCTCTGTCTTGTAGGTATATCCCTCTACTTCCAACGTATCGCAGTGGTGCCGATACTCGACATAAGCCTCGATCAGCAGTTCGAGTGCCTTCGCATCCAGCGTGGTCATCACGCCGATGGCATCAAGCTCCTCACCGATCCGCTTAAACCAATACTTGCCCTGCTTATCAAAATGCTTCGGTGTTGGGGGGACCCCAGACGGCGGTTTTGGCTCGTTTTTATTGATCGCCCGCTTAGATGGGTTCCCCTTCACTAATGTCAGGTGTGTCGGGGTTTTCGGCGGTCCTGGCATAATCGAAAACTCCTATTAATCGCCGCATGGGGATACCCAAAAAAAAGATTTCTAACCTGCGGCGGTGTGAAAAGAGGTAAGGCGGCGGTCCCTTAGGCCGAGAGGGGTAGAGATTTGATCCCCCCCTCCCCATGGTTCAATCGAGATAGAAATCGTCATTGGCCTGTCGCCGGCGCGCGCTGCTGGCGTTGTGTGGGCAGGTGCTTGAAGTATGCCCAGAGCCACCACAGTAGCCACAGCGTAGGTTCGCACGCCGGGCTGAGCCGCTATAGGTGTGCGGGCAGTTAGCGCGCGTGTGCAGCCGTGAGCCGCAGAATGTGCAGCGTTGGTAGCTCAACGTAGTCTCTCCGTGGCGGTCTTCCTGCGATGGCATGGCCAGCAAAGGCTTTCAAGGTTCACGTCGTCATCGGTCCCCCCATGTGCCTTGGCCTTGATGTGGTCAACGGTAGTAGCAGCGACTGCACGCCCATTACGCAAACATTCCTGGCACAGGTGATTATCGCGCGTCAGGATACGCACACGCCTGATCGTCCAATCGTTACCATAGCCTCGCTCATGCCGGCTCTTACCCTTCTGGTGAGTCTCCCAGCCGGTGTTCTGATGGTCGGCACAGTAGCCCGAGCGGTCTGTTGTCGTCTTGCTGCATCCATGCTTGCGGCATGCACGCGGTATCCGGGCCGGCATGGGCTAAACCCGCCAGATCTTGCCGCCGGGCTGTAGCTCCCTTTCGATTACAGTCTCAACGGTTTTCTTTGCCTGCTTGGTGACTTCTTTCATGAGGTCAGAATAGTTGATAGCGCCGTCTTTAATCTGCGTATCACCGATGAATATCTGACCCGCGCTGATCTTGTAGGTTGATTGGCCCACATACTCGGCAGGCTCGCCAAGGTGCTGAGTCTTCTGGATGCGCTCACACAGGTCAGCAATGCGCGGAAGCTGGATCTTCAGCGCAGTCAGGGATGCGCTATCAACATTGATGCCGATAGTTACTGTTTTTCTCATGGCGTATTACCTTTCTTGCGTTGCACAGAGATTTACTGCATAAAAAAGCCCCGGACTGTGCCCAGGCTATAAGTTGTCGTTATGACACGAGCGCCCTGATCAAAATTTGATCTAAGCCTTATACTTAAGTATAGTCAGCCGCGAGAAAGATATCTCCCAACATTGTTACACTTGCCCCTTTGTCATTTGGGGCTTTTTTATCTAATGATTCCGTTACTGATACTGCCCCTTCAAATACGCCTGCAAAAATTGTAACTTCCGCTGATAGCAATCCTTTACTATGAACTTATGCTTATAGAACTCTATTGATCACCTCATACATATTCAATCTAGTAAAGATGAAGTGAGCCCCAAAAGTTGGACATCCAACGATTAGGGATTCACTTCAATTGAGGCGGTTCTTTTGTATTACTTGAACACAAAAGAAGCACTGACTAATGAATAATCATCAATCGGTGGACCATTGTTAATTCTTCTTAAAAGGCTTGATGAAAACTGAGTTGGTGTTGCCAATGTTCTAGGTGAAAATCTTGTTCTTTTATCCCAAAAATGATGTGCCCCATCAGACATGATATAAATGTCAATTACCCCATGAGCGTCAGCTAAACTAGAAATAGGTATTGTCAACTCTTGAAATTTCGGCTCGATAGATCTTGATAATGCTGAGGTAAGTAGATTTTTCCCTGACAGATTTTTAAGTTCCCTTTTAGTGTAAATCCCCTCATCTACTAATTCTTGATGCTGAGTGTGATCCTTTGTCATTTGGATAAGTTTGTTGTTTTTCCTTACATAAACTCTTGTGTCTCCAATGTGACAAACCTTCAAGGTTAGCTCGTCAATAAAGCAGAATGAGAGAGTTGTTGCAGCTTTTGCAAAATCATAGTTTTTTGTTGCTAGCCCTTCAATCTTATTCTTTATACTACTTACTATTGAAGCCATATCCATTAGCTCTGATTCACTTATCAATAATAGTGAACTTATGGCTATGTCCGCAGCCTCTTTAGCCCCCAAGTAGGAACCAACACCATCCGCTATAGCCATGATGTAACCATTACCACATGGAATTGGTGCAAGTATAGAGTCCTGATTACCTCGTTCAACGTCTTTTGGGTAAGAAAACAGGCCACAATTTAATAGATGTATCATCGCCGAATCTCCCTAATTATTTTGTCTAAATCAGAGATCATTTCAGAGACAGTGTTATATCTCCCATTGGGCCTGTATGTCGTGGACTTAGTTATCATGCCGTCTATTCCATCAACATGATTGATTTTAAGTTCATCAATAATTACCCCGAGAGCATAAATATCTGTTTTGCAGTTATAAATACCCTGCTTAGTTTCGGGAGCCATATAGCCATTTGTACCCATACGGACTGCGATCTTCGTCAAGACCTCTGACTCTGCTTCACTGATTGAGTTTTTAACAAGACCAAAATCTGATATCTTGTAATTTCCATCAGAGAATTTAAGTATATTTTCAGGCTTCAAATCTCTATGAAAGTAGCCTTTACTATGAACAAAACTTACGCCACACAGGACCATTCGAATGATTTTCAGTTTTTCATCGTCATTAAGAGTCTCGCTTTTTATATCCCTCATAAGGTCTTTTTCAGCAATATCCATCACAAACCATGGATGTTCAGTACTTAAATGGTGAATGTAAATTTGGACAACATTTACATTTATACAATCCGCTTGGTACTTAACTTCTCTTTCGAATCTACGACGCCAGTCATCGTAATCGAAATTATCACTAATTAGTTCATCTTTGACAGAAAATATTTTTCGTGCATATTTCCCACACATAAATCCATTTTTGTTGTAGAGCTCGATTTCCTCTACCTTGCCAAACGCGCCATTACCTATCACTTTTATAGGTCTTACAAAATAATTCCCTCGAGGCTCCATATGTTCGCTCACAACAAGAATCTTAAAGCAACTAATTTACATCTAAAACTGTTAAATGGCTATTGACTTTTTTACGAAAAGGTATGCGAGCACTTGCTAGTGCGGATTGGCAAATCAGTTTGCCGTGCCGGCAGTGTTTCTCAGTGCGCTACTGTACAAACATTGCGGATGTAATCCTGCAACCCTCCTATTTGCTGCCTTGCAACTTCAATCCGCTCTCTGAGACGGAAATAATCCCGTTCAGCGGCGACAGTAAGTCTGGGGCTGTCTGCATCAGCCACGCTGGCGGCGGTGGTGCTACGGCATGTGGCGGCGAGGCGCAGCTTGCGAGCGCCAGCGGCAATATCACGCTGCAAATCGTCAAGCTGGCTTTGCGCATAAGTGAGTTCTCTACTCCGGTTTTCGTCAATGGCAGCAACGGCAATCTGTGTCCGGGTTTGCCAGTCAATTTGCTTAACCAATTGGCTGTTGGCAGATTGCAGGCCGTTACGCTCCTGACGCAGGCTTTGATTAACATAGGCGAAGTAGGCCAGCAGGCTCAACACCAGTACCACAAGGGCAACCTGCCAACGCGATATTAGCCACGTCATCGCAAAAACATCTCACGCTCTGCCGCCCGACGCTTGACCAGACCAGGCACTACGTCGCCCCCACAGTGACACCAGCGGGGAAATTCATCAGATGCCCCCTGTATATCGCCCGTGTTGAATTTCTTCACCAGCGTAGAGCCAGCAAACGCAGCACCGCCAATGTTGAATGCCAGTGCATCAAACTGATGCGGGTTCATTGGGCGCTTGATCGCCGTGCTGACTGTCAGCTCGACCACGGCCAAATCTTCATCTAACAAAGCATCTGCCTGGGCTTTTGTAATGCGGTCGCCGGGCTTTACACCGTGAGTGTGGCCGTAGCCGATAGTGTCCTTACCCGCGCTGCATTTGTATGCCGTCAGTTTCAGACCTTCGTACTGCTTAATCAGGTCTTTACCGGCTTGACTTGTCTGCATAGCTGCCCCCGAAAATACGCTCCCAGAAATAGGTCAGCGCCACACTGCCCATCGCCCCACTCAACCCCGCTCCTACAAAAGCCATGTTGACCGATAATCCCGTTTCCATGCTCAGGATGCCACCAATCAGCCCCGTAAAGCTCGATACGATGATTTGTGCCAGCGCCGCCGCCCAACTCCACGTTGTCTTGTTGCTTTTGATATCCATAAGATACCTTACGACCCCACCCCAACCCGCAATGAGAATAAACACCACCCACAGGCTGGAGAATATATGGTTGATTTCTTTATCCGGCATAGCCCCAACACCCTTTGGTGGATTGACCGGATAGACCGGTGATAAAAACAAAAAAGGCCACGCATTAGCGCAGCCTCGATATTATTTGCCTGCCAGATCCCGGACGTCATTGACGGTTTGATTAAACCGTTCGCTCTCAAGCTCTACACCCACTGCACGGCGACCTAACGCCATCGCAGCTTTTATCGTTGATCCCGACCCCATAAAAAAATCGGCAACGAGATCTCCGGGTCTGCTGCTGGCGTTGATAATATCTTTCAGCATGTCAGTGGGCTTTTCACAAGGATGTTTCCCTGGATAGAAATGGACTGGTTTGTACGTCCACACATCGGTATAGGGAACGTCGATAGAAACAGAGAACGGGCGGCGCAGTGATTCAAACTTCAAGCAGAGATCGCGATATTCATGGCTGAGTGTGTGGTACTGCCGCACCAGCTTATGGTGTGGCGTTTTCAGGCTTCCCGCCTGGTGCTTCTCGGCTGCAATACGCGAAAACAATTGTTGCAGTGCCAGATACTGATTTTCGTTGGGCAATTGCCACTGGCTCTCGCTGAACCAATGGCTGGCCATCTGCTTGCCGGTAGCAACGTTAATCTCTTTTGCCGATACACCAAGCGAAGCACGCGCAGAACGAAAATAATCGATCATAGGGCGGAATACGTTTTGCTTCAGCCCCGCGCATTTTGCCGCATATCCATCACTTTTGGGTCTAAATGGCCCGGCATAGTGTTCGGCAAAAATAATCCGTTCAGTTGACGGGAAAAAAGCTCTCAGGCTCTCTTTGTTCTGACGCCGCCACGGGCCAGATGGCTTGGCCCAGATGATGTGGTTCAGGACGTTAAAGCGTTGGCGCACCAATATTTCGGTATCCGCCGCCAGTCGTGAACCACAGAACATATACAGACTGCCGGAAGGTTTCAACACTCGCCAGAACTCCACCAGCAGTTCATCCAGCCACGCCAGATATGCCCTCTCGCTTTCCCATTGGTTATCCCATTTACAGGCTTTAACGCGATAGTACGGCGGATCGGTGGCAATCAGATTGATATAATCATCTGGTAAGGTTTTGATAAAATTGAGGGAGTCAGCGTTGATCAACTCAACACTGGTTATTTTTACAGTATTTTTCATGGATCAGTAAGCGGGTCTCTGATAGGCTCACTGTGCTTTAGCGCTAAAGCGGTGGGCCTTGGTTCGCTTATGACCTGGAGCATGGGCGAATGGTTGGTGAGTGCTCTAACACCCACCAGCCGCCCATTTCATAGCAGGGATCCTCCCCTCATGGAAGGGACTTGTAGTTTTCGTACTGGCGCAAAAAAACCCGCTCGATGGCGGGCTTATACAAATATGGCAAAATATCAGAATTGCGCTAAATATGGCTTATTTTGTTCGGTTTTGCAATAGTTAGGCGGTTAGCTCCTCAAAAACGTGCTCCTGCTTCCTGTTTATTACCTCATGCAGTGCATGAGAATCTAACTCTTCGGCAGCCTGTTTTAACCGCTGCCAATGCAGTGCATATATTTCACACCAAGTAGAACGAGATACGCCAAGGTGTGTCGCCAGCAATGCGCCGGCATATACTTTGTAGGTGTCATTCATGTGTAATGCTGCCACCTCCTGCACCGCTAGCCAAACAAGAGAGATTATGCGTTTTTTTGTCTTCCGGAGAAGACCGCTGGGCAGGTACTTTTGATGTTCATTCCAGATTGACTCACAAATCAACGTTTGATACCTAAACGTCAGATCGAAGCCGTAACAATATCGCAGCCACGCCTGTTCATGCTCAGGGAGTAAATTAACAGCACGACGCCACGGTGCAGCGGCAAACTCAAAGTCTTTGATCGGCGGCATGGGACGGCGGCGGCTGGGTGTTTCCAGCACATAAACGGCGGCGTTATCAGCATTAACCCAACGCTCACCCTCAAGTTCTAATTTATAGATAGGCTGTCGTGGGGAGTGGATCTTGTTCGCGGGAGGGTGCTCACTGAACGCTTCCAGTTGTCCTTTGGTTCCCCCTGACCTATCAACTAAAGCGCGGGTTAACTCCAGGCGTACATATTCAAGCTGCTGTGCATTCATCAGTTTTCCCCGCGTTTTTTAGCCGTACTGATCACCCCAATACCAAAGACCCTGTCTAACGTACGCACCAGGTGGAAAAGCTGGCTACCGTGCTTGGCCTCCCATGCCGCTACATCATCATGAAGTCTGGTATGGCAAGCTCGAGTCAGGGGCAGGGTGAATATGTCGTGTGGCTTGGTACCTGTGCCCCCCAACCCGTGATCAATAATGTGATGCGGGTCGTCTGCTGGCATGCCGCAACCACAGCAGCAGGGCTGTGTCTTAATCCACCGGGTATAGTTCTCGCACGTCCAGCGCGTCAGTTTTGGCCTCAGCATAAAGCCCGCCGCTGGCTCTGGATCTACCTCAACGGTCAACACAGGCTTAACCTTATCTACATACGCATTGATGATCGCCTGCGGATCTTTATCCCAAACAATATCGGCCTCTCTCCGTGTCCCCGCTGGAAGGGGGGCAGGAGGAAGGCGCAGGGAGACGCGGGCGACCGCATCAGGCAACAAATCGGATACGTCCGCCAGAACCGCCCACCAGCACAATTCCGGCAAACTTAGCTGATGTTCCTCACCAAACCTGAAATGCGTACGTGCGCGGTATATGACCCACTCGGCGACGTTCTGCGCTGCCAGGGCATCCAGCTCCGGCAAGGATTGCTCCCGCAAACGATGCTCATGGTACCAACACAACCGGATCGGACGCCCATCATAGTCGAGGGTATCCATCTGATCATGGTGGTAATCGTCGCCATGCGCCCATTGACATCCTCGCCCACGCATTAACCATTCACGCAGCGAGCTGATGCCCCCTGCGGCGGCAATGACACGCTCATGCAGGAGAAACGAAGATAACCGTGGATCTGCGGAAAGGTGTTGATTTACCGCGGGCAACAGGCCAGAGGGGAGCGGCTTATACTCCTCAGGTTCGGGGGCGATCAGCAGACGCGCACGGCCACTGAAATAGTGCAACAGGCCACTACCTGGGCGCAGCAGGACGACGCCCAAATCACGTTGCAGATAAGAGGTAAGTAACATTCTCACGCTGCCACCTCTTTAGATCCGCAACACACCTCAGGTAAATTGGCGCGAACCAGGGCTTCAGCAAAGGGCGGTGGCACC